CACTGCGCAGGCGGTCCTGAGCACTCACCTTCTCCAGGTAGACCTTCTGCCCGTACCGCATCAGGCAGTACAGGGTCTCCCGCACACACAGCACCTGCAGGATCTCATCGGCTCCTGCGAACAACCAGTGCGACCAGCTGCTCTGCGCACGCTGCTCACCGTTCCCCGTGTTTCGCACGAGAGTCTTGTAGGTGTAGACCCGGTCCTGGTAGCCGTGCTGCTGGCTGATCGCGTACAGGCTGCCGCCCACGTCGTTCACCGCCATCTTGTAAACACCACCCGGCACGTAGGACGACACGTGCTCGGTGATGTCATCCGCATTGGCCACCATCGCAGTGCCAGCACCACGGAAGCGGAAGTCCTGGAACCGACTCCACTGGCCATTGGCCTGCACGAACACGATGCCGCTGCCCATCATCTGCGGCCTGACGCGGACATCCACCTCGTAGTTCGTGAGCACCGTGATCCGTGCTGTCGATGCCGTCAGCGCTGAATCACCACCGCTCAGCAGGAACTGGTACTGCGCCGAGAAGATGATCAGCTGGTCCTGGACCGGCACCGCATACCGCAGCACTGACACCCGGTTGTTACTGGCCCGCAGGTCAATCGGATCCGAATCCAGCGTGGTGGTCACCGTCTCCGGGAAGAAGCTGAAGAACTCACCAGGGCGGCTCAGCACCACCGACTCATCCGCCAGCACACCCAGCCGGTTGCGGAAGACGAAGATGTCGTTGATCGCCCGACCGATGAAGCTCGGATCACGCGCCGTCTCATAGTCACCAGCCGTCCGCTCACCCCACTTCGGCAGCTTCACCGTGCCAACGGTGCTGCCATCCAACGGCCCGAAGTGGAAGGTGCCGTCAGCCTTCCGCACCAGCACCTGCGGCATGGTGGCTGGATTCAGCTTGTACTCGGTGCCTGGTGAAACCGTCTCCAGCCAGGCGCCTTCACCGAAGTCACCCACCCCAGCACGGGGCTGGAAGCGCACGAAGTAGCCGTCCCACTTGTTGCCAGGGTCCCCGGTGATCTCCACCAGATACCCCTTCGGGGCGATGGTGGGCAGCTCGGTGAACGCCTGCACTGAACTGGTGATGCAGGTGATGTCCGCATTGGCGCGGGCATCTGATGCCGCAATCGTGATCGGGCTGGCACTGGTGAACCACAGCACCGAACCGAACCGGGTGATCGTCACACCAGTCACGGTCTTCAGCGCTTCTTTGATGTTCTCCGCGATCTCAGCCGCAGAGATCTTCACCTCAGTCACCGTCGTGCCAGAAGCAATCACCGCAGCGGTGGCGGTCTTCACCTCAGCCGTGGTGCCGTTCAAGGTGACCGTGTAGGTCTGGCCATAGTTGGCAGCCTTGATCCACACCAGCGCCTCATGTGCTGCTGGCCGCGGCGTGGTCGGTGTCAGCGCAGCATCCATCGCTGGCTTCACCGCTGTGTTCAGCACAAAGGTGTAGTCCGCAATGCTGGTGGCACGGATCTGGTCTCGAGCGCTGGTGACCGTGGACAGGTAGCCATACCCGCCCGGTGCGTTCACCGTCTTCTCAACCCCAGCCAGGTCGTACACCTTGATGCCGGTCTTGGTGATGACCGCCAGGTACTCCTCGTTCTCATCCCGCAGGATCGAATGGATAAACGCATCCCCGAACGGGACATCACTCACCTTGGCCAGCACCTTGCTGCCATCACGCTTGCGCAGGCCCTCCGCAACTGAGCTGACCCCATTGATCTGGATCTCGCCCTGGCTGGGATCACGCTGACCGTCAGGCTGCTGGCTGATGCCCTGGATCAGGTTCGGGATTGAAACCGCAACCGGATCAGCCAATGATCTGCCCCCCGTTCACGCCACGCATCAGACCCCAACCCGGCTGGTAGGTGGGGAACGGCCTCAAGCCAGGACCACCGGTCAAGCTGTTCGGCTGGGCCTGGGCCAGCTCTGTCCGCATCAGTTCGGTCAATGCCGCCTGCTCATCCAGTGCCGTGTACCGGATGGTGGAGTCAGACCCCAGCACCCTGGTAGCGAAGACCCTGGCGGACCTGATCACCGTCCAGCGGTTGAACGCCTCAGGGCTGTCATCCCACGGCAGCAGCCACACCACATCCGCATGGATCGGGGCAATGCCGTCCTCAATCTTGTAGCTGCGCTGCCACAGGTCATAGACCCGCTGACCCCTGACGATGAACCGCCCATCCCACTGGTACTGGTTCACCGCAAAGCTGATCACGTTCGATGGCACCACCACCTCCTTGGTGACGGCATCACGCTCAAACGGGTAGGCCTCCTCCCGGTTCCAGCTCCACCCCCGCAGCTGACCCTCACGGTGGAACTCGAGGAGGGTGCTCTCGGCAATCCAAGCATCATGGACTTGTTGCCTCTCTAAAGAGTCAACAGGTTGCTCTCCAATGTTGGTCAGCAGGGTGTTCACCCCATCCAGCAGGGTGGTCCTGCCGGGCGTTACGCCTTGATTGGCCAGGCCCATCCCTGAAGTGCACAGGTGCAGACCAATGGTAATTTGAGGGACAGGGCTGCGCTAACAGCCCTATCCAGCACCACCACCCGTCGGAGGGGCAATGGTACGAAAGAAAGACTACGCGCCCCTTATAGGGACCACGGTCAACGGGCTCATCATCCTTGGTCCGTGCGAGCCGGGGCCAAGGGAGCCAAGCGGGGACGCCACCCGCCGGGTCCCCTGCAAATGCAGCCGATGCGGCAAGAGAGGCCTTTGGAAAAAGGGAGACGTGAGCAGGGGCATTGCCGGATGCCGATGCAAGCAGCGCGTTGTGGATGGCCTGTCCGATGAGCCCGTGGGCATCATGTTTGCGAACGCTCGCAAGCGTGCGCGAGAAGGAGGGCTGCCCTTTGCCCTAACCGTTCACGACATTGCCATTCCTGAGTTTTGCCCAGTCCTTGGAATCCGACTTGAACGGGGGAGCAAGCGAACCAGCGACGCAAGCCCTTCCCTGGACCGGCTGGACCCAGCCCTTGGCTACGTCCCTGGGAACGTAAACGTGATTAGTGCCAAGGCAAACCGAATGAAGAACAACGGCACGCTGGAAGAGCTGGAAGCACTAGTCCGATGGATGCGCGAACAAAAGGGGCCAGCCGAAGCCAGCCCATGAGTCCAGAACCAACCGCAGTCTGGGTCAGGGAGTGACGATCGCCACAGCCGACTCAGCTCTGAGCACACCCATGCCGATGGCTTGACGAGCCACCATCAGGGTCGCCTGGTACTGGATGTTCCAGTCACCAGAAGTGATCTGGAGAGAGGGGCTCAGCAGGGTCAGCACACCAACCGCATCCTTGTTGAAGATGAGGCCGTGGCACTTGCTGAGGTCTTGCTGGTAATCAGCGTTGTAATCACCCGCCACCAGGGTGTAGGCAGGCTGCTGGATGTGGTTGCTGCTGTAGATCGGGATGCCAGCCACGCGCATGGTTCGGCCATCGGCGATGGTGCCGTTAGAACCATTGCCACCGTTAAAATCGGTGTTAATGCTTCTCGAACTCATCGTGATGGCGTAGTAGTCCTCAGGGGTGAAGACAGCCACGACACCATCAATGCCCACATCCTTCTTCTCAAGGTTGATCCTTGCGTCGAAGATGGCTTCCACCAGAGCATCGCCCTTGGCTTGGCGGGTGGCGCCAGCACCGGTGTAGCCGGTGCCCAGGGTGATGGTCTTACCAACCCGGCCGGTGTTGTTGGCAGGGCCCTTGGGCTTGGCGGTGCCGTCCTTGGCCAGAGGCTCGGTGGTTTTACTGGCAGCCGCATAGATCATGCGAGCCACACGCTTGTCGTACTCATAAGCCAGAGCACGGCCGAGCTCAGTGGTGTAGATGGAACGCACGTCGTAGTACGCCATCAGCTCGTCGATCTGGGGGATCGCTGCATCAGCAATCATCAGAGCGTCGAGGTTCAACACCCGCTCGTTCAGGTCAGAGGGGTCATTGCCCTCGCCCAGAATCGGGGTGCCCGGCTTGTGGTAGCGAGCTGCCATCTTGCCCGTGATCGGGAAGGCAACAGACTTGCCACCTTTGATGTTCCGCTCGCGGGTCTTGCCCTTGAAGATGCAGGCTTCCTCAAAAGCAGTGAGCACCTCAGCGGCACCCAGCTTCAGGAAAAGAGCACGGTCCTTGTCTAGACCGGCGGCACCAGGGCCCCACGTGGCGGCATCGCCTTTGATCTGACCAATCCGCTGCAGCGCGGCATCGGGAGGAGTAGCCATGAGTTTGTAAAGAGAAGTGATCGGGTCTCACTTCCGCCTTCACCAGCTCGGGTTATCCCCGCAGGGGCCCGTCAGTTGCAGGGGTGAGGAGTATTCCCTGCTCTGAAGGTACTAGAACACATCACTCCTGGCGAGGATTGCTCGCACCTTCTCGCGGTACGCCTCATCCACGTCGTACAGCTTCTGTCCCTTGTCGTTCCGCTTGGTCATCGCATCCAGCACCTGCTGCTTGGACTCAAACTTCAGACCCTCACCGGGTGCCTTGCCACTGATCAGCTTCGGCTCTGACGGCTGCTTGCCACCGGACTGCATCGCCTGCATGGCCTTGAGTGCCCAGCGAATCGCGTCCTTGTTGCCGCTGTTCACCACGGTGTTGTAGTCCACCAGCTGCTGGGCCTCAAGGTTGTCCACCGCCCAGGCGCTCAGCTTCTGGAACCCCTCATCACCGCCGACCATCGCCTTGATCTGAGCGGTGTCATCAGCCGTCAGCTCAGCCGTAGGAGCCGATGCCTCGGGTTTGGCGAGGTACTGCTCAACCACCGGCCGCGGGATGCCAGCCGCTTCCAGCTTGTCCACATAGCTGGTCAGGTCAGCGCCCTGTTCCCACTGCTGAGCGATCTCATAGGGGTTGACCTCAGCAGCCTCGAAGACATCCGACAGGAACTCGCCGTAATCGTTGACGGACTGCTCTCGCGTGTAAGGCTGAGCAGGAGGGGAGACTTCTTCTGTTGGGTCAGCATCGCGGGGCTGGCCCAGCTTCTTCTCCAGCTCCTGGTACGCCCTGGCCAAGTCATCGGCTGACTTGAACTTGCCCAGCAGCAGGTCCGACTCGCCTTGTTCCTGCTGCTGCTCAGCCTCCTGCTCGGCAATGAACTCCTCAAGCAGCCCCTCCTGACCAGGGGCCACCATCGACGGTGCTTCAGCTTCAGGGCTGGACAGGGTGATCTGTGAATCGGTCATGCAGGAACGTCCTCAGTGGGTTGTTGTTGGGCCATCGCCATCTCCTGTTG